CCACAACTTCCGGTTGTAGACGGTCAGTGAGCCGATGACGGTGGCTTGGTCGGAGCGGCCCCACCGCTTCAACTGGGTCACAGCCGACCCAGACATCTGGTACAGCACGCCCCAGCCGACCTCGTCGGTGTCGGTGAACTCGTAGGTCACGATGAACAGCCGTCCGTCGAAGGACTTGATGGCGACACCGCGCGTCTGCCCATCCCAGTTCCAGATGTCGAACGTGGCATTGCCGTCCGTCCGGTGGACGTGGCCGTTGTGCGAGAGCATGTACAAGAAGCCCAGATGGACCTCCATGGCGACGATATGGGACGAGTCGCTGGCGGTATTGGCCTTGTAGAAGACGGTATTGCCGTCCCACGTCTCGTCATCCTTCAGACGCCAGATTTTGGTACCGAAGGCAACGTACAACTTCTCTTGGAAGACCTTCATGTTGTCCACGGCGCAGACGCCGATGCCAGCCGGGTTCGTAATCGTGGTCCATGCCGCCAGCGAAGACGTACTCCACTTCAGGACCGGGGCCGTGCCAGCGAGGTTGTACCCGCCGACGAACAGACGGTTGTCGAAGACCGCCACGGCATGAACGTCGATGCCAGAGAGGGTGGTAATCTTGGTCCACGCGTCAGTAGAAATCGTGTAGCGCCAGATTTCACCGAGCGAGCCGCCGACGTTCGAGGCGAGGACGCAGAGCCGCTCTTGGAAGACGAAGAACCGCATACGGTAGCCGAGCGAGCCCAGCGACCAGCCAGCGCCAGCGCCCTTACCGAGGTCGCGGGTCAGGCGGACCTTGTCGTGGTCAGTGGTGTCCAGCCCGATGCCATCGTCGTACATGGCGTCATCGCTCCACTCGGGGGCGTCCATGCCACCGATGAAGCACTTCTGCGCCCAGTGCTGCCACATGCCAAGCGAGTTGTAGTCAGGGTCGCCAGACGAGAAGCGCGCGCCGAACTGCGGGGCTACACGCTTCGTGTAACTGCCGGGGCGAATCATGTAGTAGTGCGCGCCCACCTTCACATGGTGGGTCGTGCCAACGGCAGGCATCTCTAGTCCCTAGCCGGTGGGTACGGCCTGCTCTGCTCCAAGAGTTCCAACTCGAACTGGCCCATCCACATGGACATCGTGCTCTGGAGGTCGGCCTCGGTAATGCCGTTCATGGCCTGCGTCGTGGAGTACCGAGTGTGGTCCTGCCGGTCGTCTACCTTGGCTCCCGAGACCATCGACATGGCGTAGAGGACAGGGAGATAGAGCGCACGGTCGGGACCGGTCCACGTTTCAGAACCAGCCGCAGCGTAACTGGCGGCAGCGATGAGCGGGATAGCGGAAGCCACACGCAGGTAGACTGTTCCGGCAGCGGGGGGAATGGACGCGAAGCGAAAAATAGCGGTGAGGTCTTCATCGCCGGGGATGATGTCGTAGTCCGCGAAGCGAGTCCTGTTGCCATCGGAATCAGCGACTTCCACGGACAAGACCTTGTACTCAGCCGCAGCCGACCACGGGACGGTAATCGTGTAGTCAAAAGTCGTGGCGGCGGTCGGGGTGATGGTAATAGAGACGGAACGCCAGATGTGCGGCCACAGCCGAGCGATACCACGGTTCAGGTACAACTTCTTGTTCAGGAACGAGACCTGCGCGTCTGCGGGGTCATTCAGCAGGGCGCGCAACTGGTCCACCATCTCGCTGACGAAGGCCATCTCGGTTACGCTCCCTTGACGATGTTGATGATGGTGACAGTGGCGGCGATGCCACTCAGGAGCCAAGGCACGACGCTGCGGACCCAGACGCCAGTGCTCTGGCGAGAGTTCAGGAGAGCCTTGGCGACCGCATCACTGCGCTCGATGCTCTCCGCGTTCCTGTCAACTTGCTCTGAGATTTCCTCCCGCCAGCGGCGGTAGTCATCAACCAACTCACGCCCCTGACGGCCCTGAGCGGTCTCAATCTCACCAGAAATCATGCCCTCGATGCGGGCCATAAAGCCCTTCAGGTCAACCGAGACACCATGGACAGAGGTATCGAGGGAGTTGAAACGTAGTTTGTTCAGTTCCTCGGCATGGACTTGGTTCTGCTCCATACGACTAACAGTCCCCGCCAGAAGCGTGAACTCACGAGAGAGACTCTCATGGTTCTGCTCCATCCTATCCATCCGCCGACTCAGGTCGGCGGCTGAACCGGGGCGGGGGCTTGTCTGCTCGTCATCGGCAGCCATGTCCAGCCTAGATGTACCCAGCCTCGTCAAGCAGAGTCGCGATTTCGGTCGGGACCTCAACCTTGACGTTCGGCTTGATGAGGAACGAGTACCCGTTCACCTGAACGAACACATCGCCATCGTTGCGGATTTTGACGGTCTGGCGCTTCGCCGTAGCGAAGTGCTTCTTCATCTTGTCCAGAAGCGAGTCATGCGCCATAAGCGCGTCGGTCTTCGGGTCGCCAGTCTTGATGGGGGCCACGACTTCGGGGCTGTCCGACTGACCGGTCTCGGTTGCCATTGAAGTTCTCCTAAGTGCGAGGTCGGGGGAGGCTAGGTGCCTCCCCCGCTACCCGACTGTTCTTACGCGAAGGTCGCTTCGCCGTTGCCCTCGGTGGGCGCAGCATAGATGACCGTGACTTCGATTTCACCCGTGGTCGCAGCGGTACCAACCGCAGTGACCTTGGCGATGATGGCACGCTCAGTCGTCAGCCTGCGCCGACGAACCTGCATGCCTGCGGCGACTGCATCCACATCAGCGCCCTGCTTACCACCCTGAAACGCGAGGCTGAGAGACTCAGCCGCGAGAAGGTCAGTGGCCTTCAGGTTGACTGCCGTGAAGAAGCCGTCATCGTCAACCGAGTCGCCCACGATGAGCGTGGCCGACGTGCCCTGATTCCAAAGGGCCACCGCATGGACGATAACGTCCACGATGATGGACCCAGCCGGAAGCGTAGTAATGGTCTTCGTGTAGACACCCGCAGCGCCGAGCGAAGAACCATCGCTGTACTTCAGGCGAACCGTGTCGTACTGAAGAAAAGCCATTGGTAGTTTCTCCTTCTCCTAAGAGAGGTCCGGGGGACCCGAAGGCCCCCCATCACTCGGCTTAGGTATTCGCGCCGGTCGAGGTCGAGCACTCGTAACGGAGCATGAAAGCCTCCTGAAGTCGCTTGACTCCGAAGGTGACCTTCCAACCCATCGTGCCCTGCTGGTTCAGGGGGTCAGCAGACCCGGCAGAACCCAGCGGCTTGAAGATGGTCTGGAGGTTGTGGCCTTCGAGGTCAACCACCCCGAACGCCTGCGACCCGAACACCAGCATGGTGTACACGTCCACAACCCCGCCGACGCCAGCGTCAGCGAAGACCTTTGCCTTGTCCGTCGTCCAGAAGCGGACGCCGTACAGTTCCCCGACGCTACCGTCGAAGATGCGGCCCGAGCGCGCGTAGTTCTGAGCGTCACGCCACTCAGTCGTCCGCATCAGGTCATAGATGACCCGAGGGTGGGTGATGGCCTGCCAAGCGCCGTCAATCTTCGTCGCGCGGTTCAACTCCATCTGCATGGCGATGTTTGCCACATCGGCCACGGTGATGATGTCGCCAGCGGCGAGGGTGACGCGCGAGACACGCGCAGCAGCGTAGAAGACGGTCGTACCGGCGACGATGGTGTCGCGGACGAGTTCGTCAATGGTCTCTCCAGCCTGCTCACCGAGAATCTCGGTGGCTTCCTTCAGAACCGGGTCGATGGTCGTCGTGGACACAAGGTCCGAGAAGCCAACGGCATCACCGTACTGGGCGACCGTAGCGGTCGTCGCAGTGACAGTCAGGTCCTTCAGGTTGGTGAAGAGCGCGCCCTCAGTCAACGGAGTCGTGGCGACAGCCAGACCCGCGAACTTCCGGAACTCGATGATTCGCCCACCGTGGGCGGGAATCCGCTTCTTCTGTCCGAACTTGTTATGAATCAACTTCGGGACCGTGCGCGTAAGCAGCGTGCGGTCGTAGAAGGTCTTCATCTCGGCGGACAGACCAGCGGAGGCGGTCGTGTGAAGCGCCATGTGGTTGGTCTCCCTAACTTAGCGGCGCTTCACCGGCCTCAA